GATTAGATTTCAGATTCATAACTGCAGCCCGGAGCTAATCACAATCCAATGAAAAAGCATAACACTCTATTGATCCTATTGCTTATCCTATGGCCCGCGCTCGTCTCGATTGGGGCTACTACGGTTACCACGCACTTGGCCGGTGTGTTTGACGTTTCTGCAGTCGATACGCTCAGTAATACTATGCATTTTAGGAACAGGAATAGTGGAGAGACTACTCACTTAGTCGTTTCGTCTGTCCGCAAGGCGGACGGAGGTAATCCCAGCGCTCCTGAATCCCTAGCTACGACCATGGCGGCTGGTAATACTACCCCCGGTAATGGGACGAATATCGTGATCAGTAGCGGGGACGCGCTAATCGGTAGTGATTGGTCTATTAGTGCCACGGGAGTGGCGACATGCACAAACGTGGAAGTCTTGGGTGTATCTCCTGGTGATATCGGTGGTTTTGCGGCGGGCCAGTCAAGGATAAGAAGCACCAACACCACCGTCAACTCGAACGCAGTGATCACGGGCCATAATTCATTTAGTGGAAATACGCAGTTGTGGTATCTAGGGAGTTCGTCGGGCAGTAATCAGGACGTCACGTTTTTGAACCGGCAGAACGCCACGCTGGCGCTAGGGACTAACAACGTCACTCGACTCACGGTCGGGGCCAGTGGTGACGTGACGATGAACGAGCGGGTGGGCGTCGGGACCACGCCGGACGAGCTGCTCCACGTCGCCGAGGCCGTCGACGGCGTAGCCGTCGGGTTGCTCGTCGAGAACTCCCAGGCCAATACCGCCGCGTCGACCAACGAGACTGCTGAGATCCGGTTTGGTTTTGGTGGCAACAACGACGTGGCGCGGATCGTCGCGGACAAGCGCAACGACTACACCACCGTGGCCGACGAGGACAGCACCATGCAGTTCTTCGTCGACATAAACGGCACGGCGACCCAGATGGCTGAGTTCCGGTTCGACGGGCTGAGGTTCAACAACCCCACCCCGCAGATCCAGTTCAACGCCAGTGCCGGAGGCACGGGCAATACGGGGATCCTCTATCAGGACTCCGGTAGCACGCTCAGGAACGCATTGATCTTTCCGGGCAGCGACGTTGTAAGACTCTGCAACCGCGCTTCCAATGGGGTGGTGGAGATCCGGGCCAACACCTCGACCGCGGGGAGCGGTGGCGAGACGCTGGTCGCGACGTTCACTGATACAGCGATCACTACCACCGTCGACGTCGGCGTTGGGACGACCAACCCACAGGCGGGCCTGCACGGGGTGGTCACTGACGGCCGTCTGCTCTGGACCGACGTAGAAACAGACGCGACGAATAAACAAGGGAGATGGGGGGTTCCTCATTTCACGAATGCGGAAGAGCCCTTCTTCGGACTCGTATACCTGGCCGGCACAAGCACCAACGTCGTCAATATTGGGGGCGGTTCTGGCCTGGGAAACGCCGCCACAGAGATCGGGTTCACGACGGCTGCTAATAACACGACGACATCAGGGACCCGTCGCATGACGATTGACAATGGCGGCACGGTTACCGTCACAGGCACCCTCGGCGTGGACGGGTTCACCGCGCTTGGTGCCGACGCTCCGGTGATCAAGATGAAGAAACTCACGGGCACCGCAGGAGCAACCGAGGGGGACACCACAAACATTGCTCATGGGTTGACGTTGAGCAAGGTCATTGGGCTGCAGGTCTTGGTGACCGCCGACAACGGCAACTTGATCCCTCCTGGATTGGTCTTCGCTAGCGAGTTCGAGTATGACACGTTTATCACCCCAACGAACGCGGTCATTCGGTTGTCCGCCACAAATAGCGGTAACATGACGGGCAACGCGATCACAGTGTTGTTGACCTACGAGGAATGATGCGTGACAATTGAGCGCCAACTCACGTCAGGAGCTGTGACGGCAGAGTATATCAATGTCTCTGTTCATGATATCGGTCCATGAGTAACGACGCTTCAGTAAGGAATAAGGATTAAATGAGAAATCTAGTTTCTCTACTACTGTCAATTGCGGTTGTGGCAACGGTGTATGCTCAGGACGAGTATCATATCGAAGTAGTGCGACCCGATTACGTGGTCGTCGCAACGCCGCATACTCGACATACTATTCACCAGCTAGTGATTGTAGATACTTCACTCTCTATGGGCGGCCTTAGATATCTTAGGGCAATCGAAGCGGTGCTAGATTTTACAGCACAGGGGAATGACGAGTTCCGCTTCTCGGTAATCAAGTATCGAGATCAGCCTGAGCGATTTTTATTTGAGGGACAGCCTTGGGTTGAAATGCCTAATAGAGACGCTTATGCAGGTTTGCTAATGTGGCTTGCTACCGATACCCCGTCAGGAGGCACCAGCCTGTGGCCAGCCCTGCGAGACGCCCTCGCAGATCCTGAGCCGGATCTGACTATTTGGGTAGTCTCCGACGGGTCCTGGCATGAAGACGACTGGGCCGAGGTAGTAAATAACGTGCCAGGCGCTCAGGAAGCGAGAGAAACACCAGCTATCATTGCAGGCTGTGGTGTAGGAGGCCGGCATACTCAGGGGAGATTCTTACAACTGCAAGCCATGGGAAGAGACGGGGGACTACTGTGGAACGTGAATACCGTTCGGAAGCCAACCCGGTAAGATCCCTAGCTCTCAGCCTATCCTGTTTGGGAATAGCGGTGTTGACAGTAGGAACAGCCGCTATTAACTTTCTGATCGCAATGACTAAATGACTGACGACGTATCGAGAATGTTGGGCGAGCTAGCCGCGGGCCAGCAGGCTACGCGAAGGCTAGTTCAACGCGTAGTCGATAAGGTTGAAGACACGCACGAACGCGTAGTAAGAATGGAAGTAGTTAATGAGCAGCAAGACAAAGCAATAACTTCCATGAAGGATTCTATCGGTTTGATCAAGACCGAACGGAGAGAGGATACAAAGGCTAATGAGAGAGAGGATCGTGCAGACGATAGGATTGGTAAGAAGGCATGGTATGCGGTGATAGCAGCAGTATTCCTATCCGTTTTGTCCTTTGCTATTAACTTCCTAAAAGGTTCGCAGGGTGAGTAGTAATGGGCAGGCTTGCCCGACAATGGGAGAAATTGTATAGGGAAATCAGGGACGACATTTTTGCATACTGTCGATACCTAAATTTCCAGCCCACAAAGCAGCAGGCAGAGTTACTTGAATTGGTCCAAGAGGGCCATATGAGAATCGCCTGTAAGAGTGGCCAGGGCCCCGGCAAGACCGCTACCTCTGTGATTATCGGAACTTGGCGCCCTTTGAGATACAGGGACGGCTTGACCGTGGTCACTGCTCCTACAATGAGACAGTGTAAGGAGGTATGGCTTCGTGAAGCTCGCGAAAGATTCGAGCATGCTCATCCTTTGATTAAACAGGCTTTCGAGATTACTCGCAGTCGTATCACGATCATGGGGCGGAAGGATTGGGGAGTAGTGTTGGCCACCGCTACCAATCCTGAGAGCCTACAAGGCTTCCATAATGACTCTCTTACTTTCATTGCAGAGGAGTCTTCGGGTATCGGTAGAGATATCATTGAGACTATCGAAGGAACGCTAAGCCAGCCTACAGGAGACATGCTATTCTTGCAGATTGGTAATCCCAATGCGAGGGACTCGTCATTCTTCGATTGTTTTAATCGAGATCGAAGACATTGGCAGTGTTTGACCTTCAATTGTGAAGACAGTGAACGGGTAAGCAAAGAACACTGCGAATATATGGCAGATAAGTATGGCATAGATTCTGACGTATATAGAGTCAGAGTTCTAGGGCAGTTTCCGCTTACTGATCCTCGTTGCGTAATGTCTAGTGACTTGCTGGAGAAATGCACTAAGATCAACATGCTCTATGCAGCCAGGCAGGGCCTTAGTGGAGTAGGTAATCGAGAAAGGCCAGCTAAGCAATTTGGAATAGACTTTGCTCGCTTCGGGTCTGACGAGAGCACTATCTATCGTAGATCTGGCATGGCTGTGGTAGAGTGGAAGAGGTTCAGCCATGTAGACCCTAACGACGTCACTGACTACGCGTTCCGAATGCAGAAGAGGGCAGGGTGGACTGACGAGGAAACCCTTTACGTGGCAGACGCCGGAGGCATGGGTCAGGGCTGTATGAAGAAGTTCCATGACGCCGGTAAGAATATCATTGAGTTTCATAATGCCGGGGTATCTTCGTCAATAGATTACGACAACAAAATGACCGAGGCCTATTTCAAGTTTGGAGAAAATGCAGAGAAGGGCTATATCAGAATACCCAATGACGTAGAGCTTATTCACCAGGTTACGAATAGGCAGTATACGACAACTAAGAAAGGTAAACTGATTCTAGAGGCTAAGGACATTTACATGAATAGAGGCCACGATAGTCCTGATAGAGCAGACGGACTTATGATGTGCTTCTTCGAACAGTCCCCTATGGGAAGAGTTATTAGGAAGGCAGGATGATAGCTTGCGGTAATTGCAAAAGGCGCCTCACTGTAGCTCGCACTGTTCAGGCAGGCAATGGAGCACAGACACAAGAAATGAAGTGCAGCCATTGCGGCGCTAGATACACAAGTGCTACTTTTGTGGTGCAGAAGATAGAAGGGCGAGGCACAGGCCCAGAAGCGCTAGCAGCGCGTTTAAACAACCCTGCTTCCGAGCCAGCCAAAGAAGCAGCCCGAAGGCTTCTGAGGGAGGCCCCCGGGCTGCCGTGAGCGCGTGAGCGCCTTTGTATTGGCCTAGGTCTATGGGAAGTCGGGCCGCGGCACGATCTTGATATAATGGGCCGTAACCTCGATCTCTCCTGCACCCCAGGCTACTCCGGTAGAGGCCACGATAATGTCCTCTGCTGCTCCTACTTGTCTAAAGGACGCTGCTGCGATATGGTCTGAAATATCAGAGAATGTATTCTTTACTACAGCCTTGGCTGAAGCATACCTGATAGCCGATACCACGTCTCCTAGATTCCAAGTCACGTCAAGGTCTACCTTGACTTTGGCTGTGGCTCCTAGAAATAGAGAATCTGCAGGGATAATACCTGCAAAGGTTAGAGTAGTTAGACCAGCAAGACTACCGGACGTTACTACAGAGATATCAGGAATCCCATAGGCACTACCAGCGTCTACTTGATTGGTAGTTTGATTGACCTGAATCCAAATAGTGCCGTCACTACGATAGACTGCTCCGTCGTCTACTGTCATTGCAATGCTGTTTTCGTTAGCAGCAGCAGCAGGCAGAGACGCAAAGTCAGCATGTTCGGGAATAGGCGTGGCTATATCCCATTGCTGATCGAAATTATCGTTAACGTCGGCGTCCCATGACTGCTGACCGTTGTTGAGGATATTTCTGATAGGCTGTGCCATTATTCTCTCTCTACTGTGATTTCTAGCGGCGTGGATTCTCGACCATTGGCCGCATTCACGATCTCTAGCTTGAAACTGATCAAGCCTCCAAGATCTGTTGTAATGTTTGCGTTTGTATACAAGAAAGTAGGAGGTAGATCTGTAGTCACGTCAGTAATCGTGACTATCTCTGTCCTAACCAAGACGTCTGCCAGTGTCTTGAAACGTAGTATGAAGTTGCCGTCAGGCAGTGACTGAACGATAGGGTCTCCGGCATTTTGGAATCCTGCGCCTGATCTATCGTCTAGGGGACCCCCCGCATTAGCAGTATAGGACCAGCGGAACGTCACTCCAGGACCAGCGCCGAAGTAGACATTCGCCTGCACGCCAGCAATGCGCAAGTTCGATATTTGAGGGGGTCTAATTCCCTTTCCATACAAGACCTTAGTCACTGCAGTTACTGCAGCCAAACTTACTCCAACGTTTCCGATAGGCTGTGTCTTAACAGACAGGCTTTCTAGCGGCGCTATCAGGGCGTCTTGCGTCTCTAGCACTTCGTCTATCGGGAAGACAAAGACGTCGTCGTTTATTGCATGTGCTTCTTTAATGGTGTCAAAGCGTGCGCGAATCAAACCGTCCATACGGAATACCCCTAACCCTAGGGGGGTGAGCACTTCACAGAACATCAGTTCTTCGTTGATTAGAACAAGCTGCCTTCCTAGTCTGTGATTTACGGGATCTGCTGAAAGGTCTTGCAATACTGCAGTATCAGGGGGGCCTAACAGAAACACTTCAGGCCCTTGCGCAAGCAGATAAGGAGTATCTGCAGACAATGGGGTATCTAGGGCTCCTCCGGTTTGCAGATCAAATTCTCTACCTTTCTGAATGAAGGTGACATTATCTCTAGAGATATGGATATCAGCCATTACGATCTGGCTATTATTTCTCACCCTAGGGGTAATGATCGTAGGAGGTTGGCCATTCAATAGCAGTCCTGGCACTTCTATGAAGGTGAATAAGGCGTCAGGAGTAGCATTCCTGACAATAGGAGGACCGATCTCACCCTGAGAGGGTAGTCTGATTCCAGTGTCAGGAGCACCGTAGTAATCTTCAATAGCAGTGATAACTACTCTACCCGTGAGCCCGTCGTGCTTCAGTTCTACGCACCTAAGCAACACTTGAATATTCTCTACAAAGAATACCCTACCCGGCAGCAGGATCTCGGCAGCCCTATTCAAGTGTAGCGTGTATTGACTGCCTCCAGCTAGTTCCTCTTGTGAACGTCTTTCGGCTAGGGTGGCCGCCGATTGGAAATCAATAACGCTAGGGAAGCGAATCACTCTGATTCGCTGCACTCCCCTGTCTAGCGCTTGTCCGTCGTCGTCCATTAGGATAGTAGAGTCAGTGAACTTCTTATCTACGTCGTCGAATTCGAAGGCTAGGTTATCTGCTAGCCTTTCGCTCAGGGTTGTCCTAATCTCCGGTAGAGGGTCAGACACCATGTCAGCAGGAATGCTAGGAATACTAGTAGAGACTTCTCTGACCTCTTTAAAAACAAGTAGGCCCGTCTCTATATCTAGAGCTAGATAAACCCCAGCGTCTTGTAGGACGTCAGCTAGCAGCGACGTGACAGTTTGTCCATGCTGGCCCACTGAACTGTATAGTTGCTTCTCTGTTTGTAGCAGAGTGCCTAATGATTCTAGGGAAGGAATGTCAAACTTGGATTGATCCAGATTCAGTCCATGGGGTTCTTCGGCAAATAGCATTTGTGCTATAGCATGGGCGGGATTCTCTCCCTTTTCACCGTCAGGATAGAACTCAGTAGGGTGTTGAGGGGGAGTGCTGCTTAGAATCAAGGGAGTCTGTATAGCTACCTCTATCTCATAGTCCAAGATAGACCACCGGGGAGATTGCCCCAGACGCTTATTAGTCCATACGATATAGCAGCAAAATGGCCAACGACTTGTTACAGTTACTCGTAGGAAGTTGCCTAGGAAAGCGTTCTCTGGTTGTCCCTCTTCTCCCCAGAAGATAGTGAATTGTCCTTCTTCACCTAGGTCGATAGTGCTACCGCTAGGAGTGCCTACACTATCAATAGGACCGGTAAATATCTCTTTACCGCTTTGCCAGATTCTATGCAGTTTGGTAGCAGGACCTACACAGAGAACGTGCCAGCCACTCTCTCTATAGACGATACTACTAGCACCTCCTCCGCCCCTCTTTTTTCTACCTCCTTTAAACCAACCGCCTCCTCCGCCTCCCCCACCCCCTTCAGACTTGGAAGTGCGTTCACCTACCCAGGCGATTAGAGCCCCAATTCTGCGCCTGCCTATTACGAAGGGAATGAAGTCTCCCATAGAGGCTAGCGTTACAGAATTAGAATCGTCACGAAGGGGCCCGTCAGGATCGTCCTTATCTCCTAGAAACAACCCCCAGGGATTAACTACTTGCATGAGTGCCCCACTTGTCTCTCGTTTGGCACCTCAAAACAAAGAAGCGTCTTTGATCCGCTAACAGGAAAGACATGCCAGTTCTGCATACTGCCCAGCTATTAACTTGCCATACCGTGTTCTTCTGGGGCCCAACGATTAGAGTATGTCCCGGCCCACCTTCTGCTGGACCGACAACGATTACGTCACCCGGCTCAATCACATTATCTTGCACTAGTTTATTAGGCTCATACAGGGCCTTGATCAGACGAGCTACCTTCATAGCTTCGGCAGCGTTATGCATTTGAGCGTCTCGGGGCAATGTAGTGATATCTGTTTTTAGCCCATACAACTCGTCCAAGACTCCGCATACGAAACGCACGCAATCAACACCCGCTCCCTTACACTGTTGGGCGGTTTGGTAGGGGGTGCCTTCCCACGAGAGCAATACCCCGTTTAAATAGGCTAGAGCGGTTGACGAGAGATCCCCCGGCTGCCAGACAAGATCTGCTCTCTTATATCGATGCGCCATTACGGTGCCTCGAAATTAGGGTGGTGAGAGGGTATTGCAAATCCAAATCCCCCAAATGCTGTTTCATTGGCCCAGCGTATTCTACATACGTTAATGTGCTTGTCACAGCCAGGTTGGATACTCACGATCTTACCAATCCATGATTGGGGAGGCTCTTTCACCATTTGAAATACTAGAGGAGAAGCGTCGTTCCAATCTCTAACAGTGATCCTAAGGCCCTCAACTTCCAGAAAGCCCCTATGAAAGAACTTGTCAGTGAATACCCCTATTACGTCAATAGTTACTAGTCTAGATACTACCGATACCACTGTAGCAGATTCCCTAGGAGGAACTGTGGGAGTGACTGCGCTAAGAAAGCCACCGACACCGTCTGGAATAATGCACCCTCTAGCTTGAAATGTCCAAGGGCATTGTGAGTTAGCTTGTAGCCCAGTGGGGATTGAGATTCTATTCTTGACCCCTGTGCACTCTAGGGCCACCCGGTCAGATCTGCCCTGATAATTACGGATCGCAGCGTCTACGTCGCCCCTGAGAAACGTCAGCGTCTCTTGTGGCTCTACTCCGTCGGGGTCGTCTAGGATCTCTCGGACAGTGACTATTACTGGAGCATGGGGCTGGCCATTCGATAGAGCGATAGTGAAAGCGTCGTCAGGCAAGACGATTCGGTATCTATCTTCCTCTAGAGCACCTGTCAATGTCGGTATCGCTATCTCCATAGAAGGAGTAGACGAATACACCTCTCCTAAGAACGTGAAATCTTCGGAGTCATCAGTATACCTTTCAAACACCCTCGCTGCACTATCACCATGTTCGAACTCGACTATAGTTCGATTTACTTTTTTAGCTAGGTCTAATACTCTTACCATTACAAGTCCACCGGAGTTACTGTTTTCTCATTCACCATTTCTCGGGTCGTCAGAGTTATCTGACAGACTTGATCTGTGTTCCAAGACTCTACCATAGAATCCTTCGCCATTCTACTTAAGTGTGCAGGGCCTGCCCTATTGATATCGCTTAGTAGTGGAGGCACTCCAAAGCTCACAACATTGATTCTCCACGTAGCTCCATTATCAACAAAGCTTGTAATTAGCCGTATGGTAGTAGTGCCATTAAACTCGACTATCGCGACGTAGTCAGTGAAGTCCTCAAGGTCAGAGAAGTTGCCAGTGGCTGTGATATCTAGAGTAGTTACTCCAATAGCAGTAACCTCCCAGATACCATGAGGGAATGCAATGAAGAAAGGAAAGAGCCTACCTCTCCGGGAATCGAAGAATTTCAATAGCTGAAATGCCTCTGCTCTAGTTTCCAGCAGGAATCTAAACTCCTGTTCGACTAGTGCCCTAGGGCCTTGTTCGAAGTTATCGAATCCTCTACCAAATCGTCCCAGCACGCCATGGCGCACTACTCTAGTGCGCATACCTCCGAGCAGATTGAATTCTGTAATCAATACAGGTAGGCTTTGTTGTATAGGGAATCCGGGAGGATCAAGACCTAGTGCGAGGAAGACAGGTATCGCATTAGCGCCCTCTACTTCTCTGAAAGACAGGGAGAGGCGCCCTACGAAATCATTGAATGCAGTAATCTCACCTTCCAACATTACGTGGGTGTCTATAATCGGGAATACCAGATCCCCAACAGGGTGGGTGCCCATAGACGCTACTGTAGTAATTACTCCCGCAGCTACTGTAAGTATCTCCCCCACTACAGTATTCGTGGGACGTCCCTGTCCGTCAAAGCTGGTAGCAAGCACTTTCTGACCAACGAAGAATCTACGATCTACTGTGGAGCAGTTTAGGGTAGTTCCTGCAGAGGGAGAGGTTATCAGACTTTGATCCATATACAATGGAACTTCGACAGACTCCTGTTGCATGCGAAATAATGCTTGGAGGAATCTTTGCGCTTCTGCTCTAGTGACTGATAGCCACGACAAAGATAGCACTCTTTGAGGCTTCGATAGCAGTCCTCGCCTATCTTCTGCTAGGCTGGTAGCAGACCGCATGATATCGGTAGAATAGAAAGTCTCCAACTCCGATAGGTCGGCCCAGTTGTGTAGAAAGAAGTTTAAGACTGCCACTGTCTGCCTTATCTACCTAAAGCGTTTCGTATCTCAAGCCGGTTATCTTGAATCATTCGCAGGAAAGAGCCTCTACCCTGTGCTAGTAGTCGTTCCAATGACTGTTCGTTAGGCACGACGAAAGCAATTGTCGGCCCTGCTTGCACCGGAGGGGCTCCCCCTTGTTGTGCAATCTGGCCTCCTGTTTGATAGCCGACCTTGCCCACGGAACTCTTGCTTGTCCGAGAGAAGCCTGAGATTCCCGCTAGAGCCCTCAATGCCACCGGATCAATCTTGCGTTGTCTAATAGCCTCCATGACTTTCAGACCGTAGGTGTCTACAGCATTCACTGGCTGCATGAATTCCTTAGGCTGTGCCCAGATACGCACTGTATCTCGGGGATCTAGTCCAGCGGGCCTTGCAACAGAAGACGATCCCCCTGGAATCTCACCACCTTCAGCAAATCCTATTGCGCCTCCGGCGCTAGCGGATCCCACCCCCGCAAAAGCACTAGCCAAGGTAGTGGCTATACCCCCTGCTCCTCCCGAGATAATGTTGATAGCTGCTACAATGGCTTTTGCAATAGCTATCTCTATCAGGAATGCAAGAATCTTTTTTAGTAGCGTTTGTAGGAATGTGTCAAATCGCTGTTCGAAGGTTTGATCTTCATTAGGATCGAAAGCTGCCACAAGGCTTGTTGCAATGAAAGCAGAGAAGTCATTGAATATGCCTGTCATTAGGTTCAGGGTCTGTTGGAAAACATTACCCGCCCTGGCA